GGAGCCAACATTCCGGAACCCCGAATACCAGCCGCAACGCCGCTTATTCTGTCGCCGATATCTCTGCCCTGCTGAGCGCGGGTATCGACTTGATAAGTAATCCGCAGCCGGCAGGCAGCTTTTGGGGGGTACGCGGCGGCCGTAACTCGTCGTCCAATGTGACAATCAACGGCGACAATTACACAAGGCTGACGAATTACATCGCAGCGACCTTGGCTGCCGGCATGGGTCTGTATGTCGGTCGGGTCATTAACGCCAGCCTCTTGCGTCAGATACGCGCGACTCTTCTGTCGTTCCTGCAAAATATGCTGAACCAGAACCTGCTCGGCAGCGTGACGAATGCACTGCCTTTCAGTGTGATTTGCGACGCGTCCAACAACCCGGCGTCGCGGACGGGCCTCGGCTACGTGCAGGCCGATATTCAGGTCCAATATCAGGCCATCAACGAAATCTTCCTAATCAACTTGGAAGGCGGGCAGACCGTCAGCGTTTCCACGCAAACCCTGCCCACCGGTCAGCCAGCGTAACGGGGATATCTGATGTCATTTACAGCCTTTTCTGTCGGTCGGGACACTCAGCTGGTCGTCATGGGCCCATCTGGGCGGGTCGACCTGTCTTACGTCACATCTTTCGAGAGCCACCAACTGACCCAGTCCGTTCGGGTCAGTCGCATGGACGGCACCCAAATGGGAGCCGAGCTGCCCAAAGGCTGGGGGGGAAGCTTCGAGCTGGACCGCGGCAATTCGGTCGTCGACGACTTCATCGCGGCGGCCGAGCAGCAGTACTATAGCGGTGCCGGCCCCTCCAGCGGCACGATGTACCAATACATCACCGAACCCGATGGGTCTCTCTCGACCTACCAATATGACGGGGTGTCTTTCCGGCTCGCAAGTTCCGGCACATGGCGCGGCGACGCCGCCGTGAAGCAAAAACTCGAATTCTTCGCGGCAACCCGCCGGAGGATCTGATGACCCCGACCGACAATGTCCTAAACGCGGCGAATCAGTGCTTTACCGCGACTGCCAGCGATGGTCGTGTAGTCGTGGCGCGTAAGCTGACCGCGCTAGATAAGTTGCGTGTACTCAAAGCGGCTGGCCCAGTATTGGCCGACAATCAGGCTTGGCTGGGCGTCGCGATGCTGGCGGCATCCGTCAGCGAAATCGACGGCATACCCGTGCCGAGGCCGGTGTCAGAACAACAGATCGAGGCTTTGGTGGGCCGGCTGGGAGACCCCGGTCTCGACGCAGCTGCGAGCGCTTTGTCGGCCACCGACACTCCGATCGAGTCCGCCGCGGGAAACTCGCAAGGCACCCCGACCTGATCGATTGTCTGTATTTGACCAGGAACGGGGTGCCGTTCGACGTCGCCTTCTCCTTGCCACCCGACGAACGCCACGCGTTTGTCGTGGCCCTCGGCACATTGGATGGACATGTCTTCGACTGGAATGCGGGTCAGTGGCTTGACCCGGCGATCGAATTTTAATCGGCGGGCAAATGTCTCTTCTTCCAACGTTTAAGTCTCGGTGGCGACCCGGTCTCGATGCTGCGGTGCCACGCGTGGCCACGCATCCCCGTTTACCAACTATTGCCCGTGCGCCGCGTCTCCAGCACGGTAGGTCCCACAGACCTGCCAGTATGACGGTCTATATCAGTAACCTCCAGGTTCCAAATCCGTCCGGAAGAACTCCGGCCGCTGTTGTTCCGCCATTAGCGACGACAACTGTCAGCCCTGCGGTGTCGGTCGCGATAACGCCGCGGTCTACGCATTCCCCTGACTCCCACCGGAGGATGTTTAAGGAACACTACTCACCGGCGCAGCCGGCCCCAACCAGCCAAACGGTGAGACCGAACGTAGTCAAGCAATCCTCGTTAGCGTCCGGGCCAGGGGCGACCGAACGACTATTCGCATCGGCCCTGCCGGTGGCAGGCCTGCGCACTAGACCGGCATCGAAAACGGTGTCGCTCCCATCTGCGTCGCGGGTAGCGGTCAGTCAAATTGCGTCAGGATTTAGATCCAACCGTGCGTGGGCACTATCTGAAACGGCTTACCCTTCGAGCAAGCCAAACCGTTCCCTGACCGTGATTGCCAGCTCGCGTGGACAAGCACCGCGTCAAGCCCAACACTGGGCTCCGCTCCCTCCATCGAGAGCCACATTTCAAGACGCAGCCGGCACCGCTGTTATGGCGCTGCCGACCGCCGCGAAACAAACAGCCTCCTCTGTACCGGATGTCGCCGGCTTGGACACGATGGATCAAGCCGAAATTCATTTAGATGGCCAGATTTTAGGCCAATGGGTTCTATCGCACATAGAGGATGCCCTGACGCAACCGCAAACCGGGCCCAGCTTTATCAGTCGCCGAAACGCGACGGCATGGTCCGGCCGTTCGATTTTCTAACGCAGTCCAGAGAAGGACAAAGGAATGCCCCAAGCCGCGTTGTCGCTCGGGCCGATTTCGTTCCAGGAATTCGAAATCCCGCCAATGATCGCGTTTGGGGGCCGCCATCGCATCGCGACGCACTATTTAAGCTCCGGCGCTCGCCAAATCGACACGCTCGGTCCCGATGACGCCAATATATCGTTCGCCGGCGTCCTGTCTGGTCCGAACGCGGCAATCAGGGCACACGAGATCGATACATTGCGATCGATCGGCACCCCGCTCACTCTGGCCTGGAGTGAATTCGAATATCTCGTCATAATAAGTGAATTTCGTGCGGAATACCGAAATCGGTGGTGGATACCCTACCGAATAACCTGCACCATCGTTTCCGATCCGATATCGGCCAGCCTGACCGGTAACGATCTGTTGCTGGTCGATGCCCTCGCTTCTCTGAATCTGATATATGACATTGCCCCGGGTATATCAGCAGTCGTCCCCGATCCACGTCCTCCGGTATCGGCTGCTGCGGCATCGCGCGGTAACGCGGAGGCTTTGGCCGCAGCTTCCGCGGCACTCGCGGCCACCGCGTCCACATTGACCGCCTCGAATTTAAATTGTGAATCGCAATTGAACCGCGAAATATCCACTTATTCAAATCTTACAGTGAACGCGCCAAAATATATCGCGCAACTCGTGGATTTCGCCGAACACCTACAGTCTTTCGCAACGGCGTTGGACTGCGTCGGCCATGCCTCGGTATGCCTGCAAGAGATCAATCCATGAGCGCGCAGATCATAACGGTCGTATCCGGTAATCTTTTTCGAATCGCCGCCATCTACTTGGGAGATGCGACTCAATGGATTCGTATCGCTCAAATCAACCGGCTGTCCGATCCATTTTTGAACGGCGTTACAACCCTGATTATGCCTCCCGCCAACCCGCCCGTGGGAGGAACCGTTGTCGGACATTAGCGTATATCCTGTACCACGATCGCCCCGCCTCCGGGTACTCCTGGACGGTACCACCGAAATCGCTCCGTTTTACGTGGACATAGCCCACACTGCATCCGGCGCGGCCGCGACATTTTCGATCTCGTTGCCTATAGCACGTCAACCCGACCTGCCTATGGAATTTTGGCTTGGAGTGGCCCAGCCGGAGATTCAAATCCAGGTGGCACTGGACAGCCAGTCTGACTATCTAGAGTTGATATCCGGTCTATGCGACACAGTGCATATCAATCCTGTAGGAGGCATCGTCCGCCTACAGGGTCGTGGCCGAGCGGCTTCCTTGCTGGATACCAAATCGTCCATTGTATATCAGAACCGAACATCCTCTGAGATTGCGGTTGACCTGGCGTCCCGCCATGGCCTGACGCCGGCCGTCGCGGCCACAATGGGTTATGTGGGCCGGTATTACGCTGATGAAACACAGGTTTCCAGCCTTGTCCAGTTTTCCAAGTTGGCATCGGACTGGGATATTTTAGTATTCCTGGCCCAGCAGGAAAATTTCAATCTCTATGTCACGGGCTCGACATTGAACTTCCAGCCGAGGGGCGCCGCGTATCAGACACCGGCGGAAATCGCATTCGGCAGCCTGATGGAATTGCAAATCTCACGGACGCTGTCATTGTCCAGCGGTGTCGATACAGTCGTTCAAAGTTGGGATTCCGCCAGCCAAACCCATGTTGCTGCCTTCGGCCGCGTTGGGTCTTCTTCCAGTGTATCGGCGGCGGCACGGACGTATTCGTTCATAAAACCTAATATTACTTCCCAGATGGCCGATTTACTGGCTACTCAAATAGCGTCCGACATCTTCAGGAACGCAATCCGCTTAACAATAACAATGCCAGGTACGTCGGACCTAATTGTAGGCACTCCAATTAGGCTGATAGGGCTGCCAACATTATTAAACCAGGTTTTCGAGATCGAGTCCATCAAACGCTCATTTCGAGCGAAATCGGGTTTCGTTCAAAGTATAACCGCGTTTCAGTTGGCTACATAGAATGCACCGTTTTTTGCACGCCTTGAAAGCACAGGCAGAGCTGTCGAGCCAAATGACGGGCCAGCCGCGTTTCGCTACGGTCACGTCCTACAATTCCGCGAACGCGACCGCCCGAGTCCTGATGCAACCGGAGGGCACCCTGAGCGGCTGGCTGCCGGTCCTGTCGGCCTGGAGCGGTCATGGTTGGGGTATGATTTGCCCCCTCGCTGCCGGCGATCAGGTCCTGGTGGTCCCGCAGGAAGGCGATGCCGCTCATGGTGTCATTGTCGGCCGAGCGTTTTCATCCACCAATCCGCCGCCCCAGGCACCGACCGGCGAATGCTGGTTGGTACACGCGTCCGGTGCCTCTGTTAAATTGCGCCAGGATGGCACGGTCTCCATCTCGGGGGACCTGCATGTGACCGGCGATGTTTACGACCGTCACGGCTCACTCGCGCACCTCAGGGCGACCTACGATTTCCACACCCATGCGGCATCGGGCGGTGTGACTACGTCCAGTCCGATCGTTCAAGATTGATGCAATGACAACTGATCTGCAACTGACGTGGGGCGGCGATCTGGAATCAGGCCCCTCAGGCGATTTCGCTCTGATGACTGGTTTGCCCGCAGTGACCCAACGGGTCTTGCGGCGCTTACTGACGGGAACGGGCGATTACATCTGGAATCCAAAATATGGGGCAGGTCTGGCGGAATATGTGGGACAGCCGACGGCCGCCGGCCAAATCGATGCCACGGTACGTACCCAGATGCGGCTGGAAACAGCGGTTGCTCGCTTCCCGGCCCCAACCGTAACGATCCCAAACCAGCTAGCAAACGGACTGGGGGTCTTCGAACTACTGATCCAGTACCAGGATGCCGCGACAAAACAGACCGCGACGGTGTCTGTCGCCATGACCGGATGATATCATGCAACTGTCTCTACAGACCTTTCAGCAAATTCTTCAGCGTATGTCGGCTGCCGTCCAAGGCTCGGCTGGCCAATTGTTCGATCTGTCGGTCGGCTCGGTTCTGCGGGCACTTCTGGAAGCCAACGCATCGATCGCCCTGTGGATGCAATGGCTGGTCATGCAAACATTGAGCGTCACGCGGGCGGCGACGAGTGTCGGACCGGATCTCGACAGCTGGATGGCCGATTTTTCGTTGATCCGGGAGCCATCGACCGCAGCGTCCAGTCTAGCGACATTCACAAGGCTGTCAACTGAGCGTCAAGCGCTGGTGCCGGTTGGAAGCGTGGTCAAATCCGCGGTGGGAAACCTGCCTTTCGTAGTCACAACAGATGCGACCAATTCGGCCTGGGTCTCCTCCGCCAGTGCTTACGCCATGCCCGCGGGGGTTTCGACGGTTACGGTGCCTATTGCCGCCCAACAACCCGGCACAAGCGGAAATGTCGTGGCAGGGGCGATAACGGTCATTGCCACCCCGCTGCCCGGCATCGATTTCGTCGTAAATGCCAGTGCGCTGGCCGGAGGCACCGATCCGGAGACCGACCAGCGATTCCGTGTGCGATTTCAGGACTATATCGACAGCCGGTCGCGAGCGACGCCCGC